ACCTCAATAGTTTCTTCTGCTTTAGCTTTTTTAGCCATAATATAATAAAATTAAATAGTTAATAAAGGTAATAATTACCCCCGTAAATACAACGAGGGTAATAATTACACTATGTTTAAATTAGTCTTTACCGAAAAGGATAAAGTTGTTTGCTCCTTGAACACAAAGACATCTTTCTGATAAGAAGTTCACGTTCATTTCGTCGATGTCAGATGAGAAGTTTCCTCCAACAGATCCAGTCACCCAAGACTTTAAACGACGATCATCAGCTTCTGAAGCTCTGTATCGAACGTGTAAAAATGGTCTTTGAATGTTTTGACCTAACATCTGATCATAAACAGTAGAAGTTCCAGCTGGCACTAAAACACCTAACACGTTGTCAACAAGACCTCGAGTTGTAGAATCGTTTAAGTATTTCCAGTCTGTTTTATAAAAATCATAAGATCCTCTTCTAAAACCGCTAAATCCTAAATTAAGAGCCATATCTCCGGAATTTTCAAAAACACCATAAGATGTTCCATCTGTTCCGTAGCTGTTTTGGTTAGCTAACATTATATCGATAGACAAAGAAGTACTACGATCTAAGAAAAGCATGTTTTCTTCAATAGCTCCTTGCTTATCAAGCTCACCTAGTATAGTGTCAAACTCTGCAACACCTTCACCAGATCCAGTGCCACCAAAATTAGGATCATTGTAAACAAGACCTCTACTTTCAATCGCGGCAAATAAACCTTCGGAACCACTAAATCCTGCAGCTCCAGCCGAGTTAGCTGTAGTACCATTGTCAACAACAGCTTCAACCATTGACATTTCTAAATAGTCTTCAAAACGAATACGAGCTTCGTGCTCTGATTTTAAATACCAAAGATATCCACCAGTTCCAGCTTCAGTAGTAACTTCAACCCAACCAATTTGAGCAACATCAGAACCATTTACGTTATATTTATCACGTAAAATAATTGGTTTGTTTTCAAATTTAGTAAACTGAGCGTCAATAGAATTTACTGGTCCAATATTACCAGCAACACCAGTTCCACTACCTTTTTTATACTCAGATCCATAGACAAAAAGTTTAACGCCTGTTAAAGCTCCACTTCCAAGTGTGTTTAAGTTGCCAGCACCATAAGGAGCTACGGTAATAGTACCGTTTCCAGGTGAAGTAGCTACTCTAGCTTTTACTGTATTAACTCCTTTTGATATAACTACTGTAGCACCTACTCCTACTAAACTTCCTTTTTCAGCTGCGTTTTGAGCACCTGCTGTTCCAGCTGCGTCATTTGTAAAAGAAACTGTTGTTGTTGGGCTACCGTTAGCTACTGTACAATCATCAAAAGCGATGTGTAAACGCCCTTGCTCAGACCAAATAACTCGGTCAGAAGCCATAGGCATTTCTGCTCCTACCATTCTTAAGAATCCAGAAACTGTACGGTTGCCGTAGCGTTCTACTTCTTTTTCGTATACTTCTGGTAGGAATTGAGAAGTAAACGCCATATCTGATAAAGATAGGTAATTGTCTCCAAATAAACCTTTTACGGGTCTTGGGGTAAGATGGTTAAGTTGTGCGCCTGTTCCGGCGAAATCACCTGCTGCCATAATTTTAATTTTTTAGTTGTTATTTTTTTATTCTTACTTTTAACTTTGAAGTATCAAGTCCATTAACAGATTTTACTGTCCAACCATTTGAAGTCGTAGTTTTTTCATGGCCCCGTCTCGGTTCCATATCTACATTTTTAGCATTAGAAACACTTGATTTTATAGCATCGGATCTACCTTGCTCGTAAAAGTGTTTTGCTACTGCATCTGGATTCATAGCGGTAAACAAAGATTTGTGATAACCTAAAGCATCTGACATTTCATTTTTATCGTTTAAGAACTTCTTAACAAAATTATTAATGTCGCTTTGACTAGATTTAACACTCTCAGCGTCTTTTACATTAAAACGATATTTTTTGTCTCCAACATTGTATTCAAAACCTTTGAAATTATTGTTGAAAACATCGTTTGTTTTGTTTAAAAACGTTTTCTTTTGTTGTTCTGCAATTTTACTTGATTGTTCATTTTCTTTATTATAGCGGTTGAAAAACTCAACTGCTTTTTGCTGATCGGGATTTAACCTTGATCCAGCTTTAATTTCTTCGTAATATTTAGACTTTAATCCATCTAAGTGGTTTTTAGCCTTTGCTAACTCTTCTTTATAAGCTATTTTCTTTTTACGTACATCTCTTTCTTCATCAAGCTCTTCATCGTATGAAAAATTATCTTCCATTAAAAAGTCAATTTCTTCTTTTTCTAAATGAGGACGAGTTGTTTCATAGTACTCTCTTAAAAGTTGTGATTCACTTAGAGATGCATAGTCAGTATTTAGCTTTACATAATCTTCTAAGGTTCCACCCGTGTCATTCATAAAGTCTACAACTTTTTGAATATTTTCAGGGAGTTCAATACCTGTTTCTTTTTGTTCAGCAACAGCTTCAGCTACTTCTTCTTTAAGCTGCTCTGCTTGCTCTTGCTCCTTTTCTTCAATTATTTCTTCAATAACTGGCTGCTCTTCATCTTGAACGGTGTCTTGTACTTCTTCAACCACTTCTTTGCTACTTCCCTCGTTTTGGGGTTGCTCGATAGTATCATCGCTTGCATCTGCGCTTTGTTCTTGAACGGCATCTTCTTGTTTTTTGTTTAATTTTGATAAATCTACTTTAATTGTGCCTTCGTTGTCTTGAACAACTGGATTGTTGAGAGTTTTTTCATCTTTAACCTCTTCTTGCTGAACAAGTTTTTTTTCTTCTTTTTTCATGATAAAATATTATATAATTGTTAATTACTATAATCACCTGGGTTCAAAAGAACCTAAACCAAATCCACCTTGCATTACGTCATTTCCAGATGATTCAAAATTTTTCGGTGGTAAGTTGTCTTTTCTTTGTGCTATTAATTGACTTTGTTGTGTTGCTTGTATTTTTGTTCTTTCGTCTTTTCTATCTTCTTTAACTTCGTCTTTCATGGAAACAACCTTGGATTCCATTTCTTTAAGCTTCATGTTAATCTGAAACTCGTAAGACATAAGTTCTTTCTTTAAATTAGCCTCTCTTATTAATTTCTCTGTTTCAAAATTAGACTTTGCTTGCTCTAACTGAATTTTACTTTGAGTCAAAGCGTTTTGTTTTTGAACTTCTAACTGAGCAGCAACTTGTTGAGACTGTTGATTTGCTTGAGCTTGAGCTTGTATATTTTGTTGTTGCGCTAGTTGATCTCTTTCAAACTTTTTCTTTCTTCTTAGTTTCAAAAGTTGATTAGCTAATTTTAAATCTTTAACGTTTCTAATATCAATAGCGTCGTCTAAATCTAGAGATTTTTGAGCTATTGCCATTTGTATATTGTTTTCTAAAACAGCTTTTTCTTCTTCATCTGGTTGTAGTTCTATAAATATACCAAAATCATATAAATGAAGTTCTTTAAGCTCGTCTAGTGTCGCTACATTGTGAACACCTATTTGTTGTATAAAAGCTTCTCTTGTTGGTGAAAATTCTAATATATCTGATATTCTTAATGAAAGATTTTCTGCTAAATCTGAAGTTATAAACAAACCACTAGTTAATATATGCCTTGTTGCTGTATTTGAGTTAGCGGCCGCTAGTTTTTGAACGCCAACTAAAGCGTCTTTTGAAGGCGTACTGCCGTCCCTAGCTTCGTTAAGACCAGTGACATCGCGAATCATTTGTAAATAATAATTATATGTATTTATAAGCTGTGGTATTTTATTACCACCAGATCCACTTGCTATTTCTTGAATAGGTACTTTACCTGGATTTAAATCACCCTCTTGAGTAAATGATCTACCAATTACAGAACCTGTTTGAAAAAACATATTCAAAGCTTCTTGTGGGTTATAATTAGTTCCATTACCTAAATCAACTTCAGCCAAACCATCAGCGTCTAAATAAACGCCATCTGGTACCATGCGTGATAATACTTGCTGTAGCTTTAAATGAGTTAATTGAATCATATCAGCAAAACCAGTTATACGGCTAACTAATGACTCAATCTGTCCTTTGTACATACGAGGTGCACAAATGCTATAATTCATTTTAACTTTAGTAAAATCACTTTTTGGCCGTAGCATATTTTTAGCCATTTCCCACTTAAGTAACTTATCTGTACCTAAAACTAAAACACCTTCGTATAAAACTTCTAAAGATCTACCAACTTTTTGTATACCATACTGCTCAAGTATTTCTTCTGGTGGATTAAACTGATCGTCTTTAATTATTATTTTTTCAGCACCAGTAGCTGTTTCTTTAACTTTATAAACCTCGTTCATGTAGGTTTTATAGTTAAAATACAGTATTTGAACACTGTTAGAATCAGATTCATCATAGTTAGTTATTGTCCTATCGTAAAATCCGTTATTTTGAAACGAAGTTTTACTAATACTTTCTAAATCATCATCTGTTAAGCTAGGAAATTGTTTTTTTAATTCGTTTATGTGAACAGATTTTATTTCACCTACGTAATATATATCATCAAAATAAGGTGATTCTGTGTAAGAATAAACCATATTAGCCGGATCAACATAATCTACTATAACGCCTTCAGAGGTTGAAAACCTGTTTTTAACAGCGCCAATACCTATAGTAGTTAAATCATAATTAACTCTTTTTCTTGTAAGATCATATTTATTACCTTCTAATAAAACATTTATTGCTTGCTCTTCTGCAATTTCAACATTTTGTTTATAAGTTAGTTGCATGTGAAGCTCAAGTTCTTCTTTTGTTTCTGGTAAAAAACTTGGTTTATTTTCAAATAAGTTTACTCCTAAATTTTCATTAACATATTCGTTAATTTCTTTAGTTTGCATGTCTCTAATTATAGATTCCATATAAGCTGTTCTTTTGCTTATACCGTAAGGATCTTGAGAAAATGCTTTTATATCAAAAGTTCTTTCTGATATACCATTAACAACTATATCTACAAACTTA